ACCGGAAGATTATTCAAAACCTATCATCGACCAGGTAGTAGAAAAAGGCATCGAACATGAATCAGAAAACATAATTGAGGATATACTTCATTTTCTACAGCCTTACGGGCTTCGTAAAAACCTGATTACCCGTAATGTTGAAATGAATGGGAAGCCGTTGGATGACAGTGATATAAATACGTTATTCATTGATTGCAAATCCATGTTCGATAAGGCCACAAAGGACTTGGTATGTAGCGTAATATACTCAAACAAAATTGAGCAATACAACCCAATGAAAAACTTTTTCAATGAAGAGGTAGAGGTTGATGCCGATTTGCCTAATCTTAAAAAATTAATAGATTCGATAAATTCAGATACGGTTAATTACGGTAAATGGATAACAAAATGGCTGGTGTCCTGCGTAGCTTCAGTATACGGCACATATTCACCTCTTGTTTTGGTTTTTTCAGGAGAGGTACAAGGAACTGGGAAAACACATGCATTCCGTTATCTTCTCCCCAAAAAACTGAGATATTTATTCGCTGAGTCTAAAATGGATAACGGCAAGGATGATGAGATTCTGATGACGAAAAAACTAATCATATTGGATGACGAATATGGTGGCAAGTCCAAGCGTGAGGAAAAGAAGTTGAAAGAAATAACGGCCAAGGAGTTTATAAACGTTAGGGAGCCGTACGGGCGTGTAAGCGTAGACCTAAGGAGGCTGGCCGTGTTTTGCGGAACATCTAACGACACGCAGATAATTAGCGACCCAACAGGGAATAGGCGTATCCTTCCTGTTCACATAATTGACATAGATCATGAAATGTACAATAGCTGCGACAAGGAAATGCTTTGGCATGAGCTCAAATACCTGTATGATAACGGATATGATTACACCGTGCTGAAATCGGAAATAAATGAGCTCAACGAAAATACCGAAATGTTTAATGCAAGCACGCCAGAAGAGGAGCTGATAGCTGTCAAATTTAAGATTCCATCGAATTCTTTATCAGGAGAATGGCTAACCATTACAGAAATAATAAACATAATGGTTGCTGATACCAAGTTCAATATGATGAACAACACCCGGGTAGGTATGTTGCTTTCAAAAAATGGATATGAAAAGAAAAGGATGAGGAAAAACGGAATACCCGCAACAGTATACCACGTAGAAATAGTTGCGGATCACAATAAAACAAAAGAAGATGATGCTCCATTTTAACACAAACGTGCTAACCCGTTCAACCCTTGTTTTTACAGGGTATACACACTTAATTATATGATTATCAATGAATTGACAAATAGGCCGTGCTACCCTCAAAAACGGGGTCGACACGCTTAAAATAGTGTATATCAATAACTTATACCTTAGTGTGTATACCCTTATATGTAATTACAAACTATTACGCGAGATAAAAAAAACATGACATTTACGCAAAATACACATATCGTTACATTACTCTATACACTTTTGAAAATGTTCAAAAAGGTATACAAGGGTTGCACGCTTAGGCTAAAACAACTGTAAATCAATAACTTATCCGTGCACACCCATAACGCAAGGGTATGCACGCTAACACAAAAAACAATGAAAAGACTATCAGAAGCACAAATCCAGGCCTTAGCATTTCGCTGGTTCACCAATGAATACGGACTCAAACACCACCAGCCAAGACTATCCATGTTCTCCGTGCCAAACGAGCTGGCCATGATGTTGCGGGGAGTGTTGATGGAAACGAGACTACCACAACAAAAGATTGACCAGATAATTTCCGTACTAAGCCAACGGATGAAAAACATGGGGTTATTGCCTGGGGTGTCGGACACCATCTGCGTGCTACCGGGAAAAGTGTTGTTCATCGAGTTCAAAACGGAAACAGGGCATCAATCTGACAAACAGAAGGAGTTCCAAGCCGCCGTCCAGTCATGTCATCACCAATACCACGTATGCCGATCACTTGAACAGTTCCAGCAAATAATAAAAGACAATGTTTAAGGCCAACACATTAGAGTTAACCCTATTTGCATTCACCACACCAAAAGGGACCTTCACCCTTTCCGGTACTAATACAGACGGGACCGACACTTGGCGAAACATCACCACCGGAGAATTTCACGAATGGCAACGATCCTCAATAAAATCATGGTTTGAACAGGGGAAGATTAAACCGGTGGAGGAGGCCGACACTTTGTTATGGCGTGAAACGAACGTAAACGGCACTACAATCGATTATAATACCAAAACAATACAGACACACCATAAAAAATAAAAGTCCGTTAAATCGAATTAAAATGGCCTTAAATCAAAACTTGGAAATTACAGGTATCAATACTACCTTTGCTAAGAAAGGAGAAAATTAAAATGGCGGCTCCGATAGGAAATAAGTACTGGCAGTTACGGTCTAAACATGGCCGTGATAAATTATTCGCTACACCCGAATTACTTTGGCAGGCAGCTTGTGAATATTTTGAATGGTGTGACAATAACCCCGTGTTAAAAGAGGATTATGTTGGAAAAGATGCCGATAAGGTTCAAAGAGAATTGCAAAGACCTTATACTATATCGGGGTTATGCATTTATCTAGATGCATCAAGAGAATGGTGGGCTAAGTTTAAAGGGTCAGCAACAGAAGATTTTTTACAAGTCCTTTCGCGTATAGAGGAAATTATCTACTCACAAAAGTTTGATGGGGCGGCTGTAGGAGTATTTAATCAGTCAATTATCGCTCGTGATTTAGGCTTAGCAGACAAGAAAGAAGTAGAAAATACCGGAAACATAATTTTAAACGTTCCTGGAGCCGCCGAAGGATTGGGGGAATAAGTTTTATTAAATTAATCTAACTGATTATCAATAACTTACATAAATAATAAAAAATAAATTCAAAAAAGTTTGGAGTGTATTACTTTTGTTCGTACCTTTGTTATGTAATCAATGGGGATTACATAAAAACAAACAAAAATGAACTCTAAAATAGAAATCGCAAAAGAAAGAATCCAAAACGGAGCAAAGTTTAACGGAACCGTTTATGGCAAGCGCGCCAACAGGAACAATGTTGACGTTCACATTTACTTGGATGGACAGTATGTTTACTTAGCCCGTGTTGGCGTTAAAGAAGCAGAAGAGTACAAAGCAGAAGTTTCGGCTTACTTAGGCGGCCCAAGCAAAGGAACTACATCTTCAGGTACGCAAATGCATGAATGGTATGTTAATGGGAGAAAGATCTATAACAACCTTACCCAAGCCGAAATGTTTGCTATTTATGGAACCGATTTTGAATAACGACATGGTACAAGAAATGAAAAATTACACAGTACAATTAAACGATGAAAATGTAAGACCAGTTATTGAATTGGTTATCGATGGCGAAGTTGTTGGGCGCGTTGTATTATCGTCTTTGGGGACGGGTGCCTACTACATAGAGGAAGCAGAAATCGATAAAGAATATAGGGGGAAAGGATTTTATACGGTTATGCTTATAGCGTGCTTCCAAATTGCAGGGGCAGAAATGCTTGTGTCTAACAACCGAAACGCGGATAGTAATGGCGCTTATGAGCATTGGACAGGGCAGGAGTTATCTTATGACCAAGAGGTTACGATAGGTCTTTATGGCGATTCCCTTGGATTCGATGTATCGGAGTAATTTAAACGGTCGTATTTTTATAAATCAAAAAACGGCTCCATAACAAGGTTGCCGTTTTTTTGTAGCTTTGTTTCATGGCGGACTTTAAATTGAACGTAGGGCAAAAGAGGGTTATTGATATTATCAAACGCACGGAAGTCAAGGAGGTGTTGGTAGCTTCTGGTTCACGGAGTGGCAAGACCTTTATAATAATATGGGCTATCATAACGATTGCCTTAAAATTTCCAAGATCACGGCATTTAATTGCACGTAAGCACTTCAACCACGTTAAGGGATCGGTATGGCTGGACACATTGCCAAAGGTTTTAGAGGTATGCTACCCAGAGCTGAGAGGCCTGGTTAAATGGAATAATACCGACTTCTATATCACGATGCCAAATGGTGCCGAGATATGGATGGGGGGGCTGGATGATAAGGAAAGGGTTGACAAGATATTAGGAAGGGAATACCTGACGATATTCTTTAACGAATGCAGCGAATTGACCTATGATGCCTATACCACCGTAAAGTCACGACTTGCACAGCAGTGCAGTTATGTCAAGCCGGATGGCACCTTAGTGCCTGGAAAAAACATGATATTCGCTGATGAAAACCCGACTTCCAGCAAACACTGGAGTAAGGTACTATTCATCGACAAGGTTGACCCCGAATCCAAGACAGCGGTTAAAAACCCATACAGGTACGCCTATACTTTCATACATCCATCAGAAAACAGCGAGAATATAAGCGCCGACTACTTGGAGATGCTGGAATCAATTCCGCCTGCCAAGCGTCGGCGGTTCTTGGATGGCAGGTTCAGCGACGGCAGCGATAA